GCAGATTCTGCCTACATTGTTATCAGTTTGCCTGCTGTCAGTGATAAGAACAACCCTGCTGGTTTAGTTGTATTCCCAGAGCAGCAGAAAAATGTATATTTGATTGATGAAAAATGACTGTACCATTTTACATTGAAGAACCACTAACTTGGAAGAAGATAGAAGTTCCCTATGATATCGTCCAGTATTGTGATGCTTTCACTTTGGATGCAGATCGTGAGGATTTGCGGTATATTGACTGTGTTTGGATGCACATGGGTTACTATGGTGTGCCTAAACATGTAATGAAAGCACACAGAGATGAATGGAATCCACCAGTCCAACCTGTGTTTGAATAAAAGTTAGTAACCTCCAAACTGTTCTTATAGTGTAATCACCACAAAACTATGAACTCCTCTGATATTGTCAAGGAAATGCTTGAAATGAAAACTATGGTGAGTCGTCACCAGGGTTTGGTATGGACGCCAGAGCAGAAAGAGCGTTATGCTGAGTTGCTTGAGTTGCGTCGTGCTTTTGTAAAGCACTGGCATGAAGAAGGTAAGGTTTGGGTTGGTCCTTCTCAAGCAGGAAAGAATAAAGAAGAGGAGTGAAACTCCTGGGGGTTATTGTTAGTAACCCCCAAACTGTCCTAATAACATAAGTCATACATTGATGCCTACTCTTCGTCCTCATCAGCAAACTGCACTTGATGCACTGCTTAAGTATAATCTTGGGCAGTGCGTCTTTCCCACAGGTTCTGGTAAGACACTGGTGGGTATTATGGATGCAAAGCGTCAGTTTGCTTCTGATACTCCCAAGACTATTGTAGTTGTTGCTCCTCGCATTCTTCTTGCTGAGCAACTCTCTTCTGAGTATCTTGAGCACATTACTAATGCTGAGGTACTGCATGTTCACAGTGGTGAAACTCATCATGTGAGCACCACTAAAGTAGATGTAATCAAGTGCCATCATGATGTCTGCAAGATTCAGAATCTGCATCAGTTGATCTTCACTACCTACAACTCCCTGCATCGCATTCAAGAGGCAGAGATTGAGGTGGATACTATCTACTTTGATGAGGCACATAACAGTGTCCAGCGTCACTTCTTCCCTGCTGTTGAGTATTTCTCTCAGGAGGCAAGTCGCAAGTATTTCTTTACTGCAACTCCTAAGCACTCTCTGACTATCTCTAAACCAGGCATGAACATGCCTGAGATCTATGGTCAGGTGATTGCACAGGTTCCTGCTACTCAAATGGTGGCAGAGGGTTATATTCTCCCTCCTAAAGTTGTGGTCAAGCAACTACCTATGGTGCATGATAAGCAGATGGTTGCTGAGCGTGATGCCAGCAACATGCTTGAGACCATTGATGAGAACTCTCTCAATAAGATCCTGATTTGTGCACGCTCTACCAAGCAGATTGTCAAGTTGGTGTCTGAATCTGACTTCTGTCAGCAGTTGGAGTTTCGTGGTTATTCTTGGATGTATATTACATCTAAAACTGGTGCAGTTATTGATGGCAAGAAGGTTGATCGTGAGAAGTTCTTTGACACTCTGAATGAGTGGGGTAAGGATAGCACAAAGAAGTTTGTTGTTCTACACCACAGTATCCTTGCAGAGGGTATCAATGTCAGTGGACTTGAGGCAGTATTGTTTATGCGCAACATGGACTACATTGGAATCAGTCAAACCATTGGCAGGGTGATTCGTCTGGGTGACAATACCAAACAGTTTGGTCTGGTTTGCGTCCCTGTGTATGACAAAGTTGGCATCAGCACTGCAAAGAGTATCCAAGCAGTTGTTGACACTGTGTTTGAGAAAGGTGAACCTGCTATTAGTGTTGTGAGGAGGTAATTGTGAAGGATTTGCAAAGAGATCATCATGAAACTATCTTACATGCCAAACCAGAAAGTTATGGGTTTATTGTAGGTAAAAACTGGGAAGATGAGGACATGTGTGCTGCTGTTCCTGTGATTGGTGCTAAACAACAACTGGCAATCATACAGCATGGAAAAGTAGTTAAGTATTGTAAAAATGTCTTGACAGCACGCAAGTTTATTGCTAAACTTAGGAAGAATAAATAATTGGACAGAGTAACGTCCAGAGAATGAAATCCTTTCATCAGTTTGTATCAGAAGCACAAGAAGTTGGTGTGAGATCAGCATCAACTTCTGGCACTATTGGTGGAGATTCAGGTTTCCAAGCAAGGCAACAGCAAGGTGTAAATAAGTTTGTCAAAAAAGGAACTGCTGCAACTGTTGGTGCAGCAGCAAGTGCGGCAGGTGCAGGAATAAAGAAAGCAAAAGATGCTGCAAAGGAGAGATTAACATCTCAAGGTAGAATGGATAGGTATAAGAGAGAAACAGAAAAGGCAAGACAAAAGACAGCAGCAAGACAAGGAGTTGCTGGTGCAAGAAAGGAGAGAGATATTGCAAGAGATGCTGAAAGAAAGTCTGGAAGTGTTGCTGCAAGATTACGCAGACTGAGAGGAACTCCAGAAAGAAAAGCATTACCAGCAGCAGAAGCATATGATCCTGAAGTAGCAGGAAGATCACAGATTCGCAAACAAGGTGAAGGTGGAAGAATTGGTGCTGAGCGTAAGAAATCAGAACCAGAAAGAAGAAGAATGAAAGCAGTTGGTGGTGGTAAAACTGCACCAGTTGGATATAAAGATAGAAAGGACATTGGTCAGCAAAGACAACGCTCAACCAGAGAACAACAACCAACTCAGGAGAGAGGATCTGCTGCATCTGCACAGGCAGCAGCAGCAAAAGAAGCAAGAAAAGCAGCAGCAAGAGCAAGAATTGCTGCAAAGAAAGCAGGTGGAACACATAAAGCAGGTGTCACAAAGACCAGTGGCAAGGATGCAGAAAAGCAAGCAACTAAACTGCTTTCTACTAAGAAACCTGAGAAGAAAGTATCACCTGACTATAAACCACAAAAAGCAAGTGGTATGACAAGATCTGAAAGAATGTCACAACAGCGTAAAGGTGAGGCAGTCCTGAAAGATATAATGAAGAAGCAAGAAACTGACAAGTATAAGAAGGAAACTGGTCAGAACCCTGATCGTAAAGGAAAGACCAAGATCTTAGGTAGAGTTGCCAAGAGAATGGCAAACTGATAGAGTTAGTAACCTCTAAACTGTTTCATTATTACAGATTGACTTTGTTATGGATTTTAGAATCGCTCAATGCATCCTTGGGTTAGAACAACCTGAGGATTTTGAGGTTCCTTTTGTCAACCTTCTCAAACAACATCTTGCTCTTGATAATAACAAACTTAGAGAAGATTTTGTTTGTTCATTGTTAGGTTACACTCCTTCTTATGGGGGTCAAGGTCATCCTGATGGGTACAAACCTGATGGCACTTGTGTAGATAATAAGTCCGGTCCTTCTATTGTATTTCCAGATGGTGCTCCAACTCTACCTAAGAAGGTAGAATGGGATTGTTTGGTACATCAGTTCACCCAAGATGGTCAGTTGATATATGTTGCAGAAGTAAAAGTTTCTGATATTATGGAGGAACTTATTGAGAGTGCAGCATACTACACCAAGAAAGGTGGGCGTGTCTCTCCTCAGGTAAGTTATGGTGTTTGGTTAAACAAACCCAACACTAAGGTTTTGTATAAGAACCCTGAACTTTTTGAGAGAAAAAAGAATGGTGGGTTCAAGAAGTTCTATGAGCAGTTGCTCCAACTCCCTTCCAAATAAAGTTAGTAACCTCTAAACTGTCCCTTTAGTATGAATGACATGGAATTGATGGATCAAGTTAAACTTCAGAGAGTCATTGATTCTCTCAACATTGCTATCAACATGTGCAACAAAGTTGATTATGATGCAGATAGTTCTTTGGTGGAAAATATAGAGAAAACTGCTCCACATGCTGTTGGTTTCAGTAAATCTGCCATGATGTATGCTGTGCAAGATCTGGAGAACGTTCTCAAAACTTATTGTTAGTAACCTCTAAACTGTTCCTATAGTATAGACACTGACTTCATTATGACTAACCAAGAGAAACAAGATTGTTTGGATCTGATGAGTGAAACTCTCTTTGGGTTGTTTCAAACTGCTTTTGATAAAGGGGATTATGATACATCTAATGCCATCTATGAAGAGTGGATGGTAGACGATAAAGACCCTGAAGATGGGAACTATGAGTTTATGTTCATTGATGACCTTTCTCTACTCTTCCAAGATGAAAACTGAGTTTGCACCCGTAAAGAAAACCTCAAGAACTGGTAAGTATGGAAAACTTATTCAGTGCCCTAAGTGTAACCATGTGAAGACAATCTATCACCTCTCCTGGAGTGCATTAGGTTGCCA